TGTATCTTTTCAGAGCCATTAGATGCAATTGCAAGACTACCAAACTGTAAGAATTGCCATCTGTTTGTACCTGTATATCCACCTGCTTTAGACTCGTCTATTAGAGATAAGTCTGTATTGTCTACTTTAAATAGTTTAGTAGCACCACCAGCAAAGATAAATACATCATTGTCTAGTTTAGCAGCAAAGCAATTATTCAAGTCTTCTGAAGCTGCACCTGAAAATGTTACTGCTGACTTAAATGGACCATATCCTACAGCTAAAGGAATAACATTATTAGCTTCTGATACAGAGTCTAATATGCTAGGTTGGTCAGGTAACCAATCTTTAAAAGCTATGCGTTGTACTGGCATATTAAGCCTTCATAATGTAGCAAAGAGCATAGTAAGGAGGTAAGTTAGCATTAGTGCCACTAGAACCTGTTGTAGAGTTAGATACTGTAATGCCTGTTGTAGCTGTGCCTGTATTTCCAGCTCCTACTTGCACACCTGGATTAGCATTAACATTAGAACCAGATAAAACAGTAGAAGTATGAAAGTGTCCTGGGTCTGTAACAGTTGCAGTATGAGTATGAGATACGACAATAGCATCTGCACTACCACCTGTTGCACCTACAGCATAAGTAGATGTAGCACCTACTACAAAACGATTACGTAAGTCAGGCGTAGAACTTGAACCATCACATAATAACCAACCACTAGGAATAGTTGCAGAAGAACCTGACCATAGCATAATCATGCCAGCTACAAAAGCAGTACCCCATGTAGGAGTATTACTTCCACCTGCTGATAATAATACTTGACCACTAGCACCTGCAGTTCCGTCTAGTCTAAATGCACCTGTAATGTCAACTGTGCCTGAAGAAACTAATGTACCTGCAACTGTAAATGGGTCACCACTAGAACCTGTTTGTTGGTCTTTTAGTAATGCCATTAAGCTACGAACAGCGTTGTTTAAATTAGCTGGTGAACAACCTTCAGCAATATTGATATTGGTTATATCCGTATTGTCTGCTGCTGTTGTGCTAAATTCTGAAATTTTTGTCTTTGCCATCTTTTATCCTTGTCGTAACCAAATGTCTGTACTTGGAGTAGTATCAGTCCAAGTTTCTGTTCCTGCTGTAATTGTTGTCCATGTATCTGAAGAAGGTGATATTGCAGACCATGTTTCTGAACCTGCTGATACTGGTGTCCATGTTTCTGTTCCTGGAACTACCGGTGTCCAACCTTCGCCTTGTCTTGTACCTTTAGCGGTTACTGTGCCTACACCTTCTACATAAGCAAAGCCTGCTAGTATAGCGTTAGGGCTTACTGTAACAATAGCAAAGCCATTTACTTGTGCAAAACCTGATACTACATAACCACCTAATGCTGTAACTGTTGCAGTTCCTGTGATAGATGCACTATCAAATGTAAGTCTGTTAGCGTTAGCAGTTACTGTACCTGTTGCTGTAATACTTGCTGCATTTGTTCTTGTTCTTTGTGCAGATGCTGTAACTGTAGCATTTGCTGTAATAACACCGTTAGCAGAGAATATGCTATTAGCATTAGCAGTAACTGTAGCGTTACCTGTGATAGAGCCAATACCAAACTGAACTCTATTACCATTGGCTGTGACAGTAGCATTTGCTGAAATACTACCACTACCGAATAATGTAGTATTAGCACTAGCACTTACTGTGGCTGTTACATTTACATCTGCTATGCCAAATACAAATGAGAACCCATTTGCGGTTACAGTAGCAAAGCATGATATATCTGCACTACCTGTGCGTTCTCTAATAGCACTTGCTGATACTGTACCTGTGCAGTTTACAACTGCATTACCAAATAGTAATCTATTTCCATTAGCTGTTACAGTAGCATTGCCTGTAATAGCAGCACTAAATGGTAGTATTCTAAAACCTAATGCTGTGACTGTAGCTGTTGCATTTACACTAGCAGAAGCTAGTAGTGTTTGACCTCCGCCTGCTAATGAGCTAAAAGGAGCTTGGGAAAAACTAGCTATGCCAAACATTTATTGCTCCTTAAAGTGTTACTTCTTCCCAGTTAGTAATGGACTCATTCCATTTGTATATCTTACCGTCTGTAGGCATAGATACAGGTGCTTCCCATAACCATGTTGTATTGTTTAATGTCCATGATGAGAATGGTTGTGGTGCATAAAATACATCATTAGTAGCATCATAAGTATAACCAATACTAGCGTAGTTACCTCTTAAAGGGTTTCCTTCTAGGTGTTGATTGCCATAAGTATTGTATGAGGTTTGAACCCATACAGGATAGCCAGTAAGTTTAGTTAAAAAGTCTATACCAATAGATTCTTGTTCTACTCCATTACTGTCATGTAGAACTTCATTAACTACTGAAAGCACTTCTATAACTTTATTGTTTAATCCTATTTTTGCGAAGCTAGCCATTATGCTGTATAACTCCCAGTTCCATTAAATTGTAATATTGTATTTGAACCTGATGTTGTCACAGTAGGGCTTCCTGTTGTAGTACCTGTATAGTTAGCAGTTGGTAAACTTAATATAACAACTCCTTTGCCACCAGCACCACCTGCAGAAAAAGTTGCCCTATCAGAACCGCCACCGCCACCTCCTGTGTTTGCAGTTCCTGCAGCTCCAGCTCCTGTAGAACCTGCTCCGCCACCTCCTGCTCCTCCTGCTCCACCACCACTTAATCCACCACCTCCACCACCACCAGCTCTTGTAACAGATGACCCTGTGATAGAAGATGCAGTACCAGCACCACCTGCTCCACCAATATCTCCAGCTAAACCAACTCCACCAACCGCACCTGCACCACCACCTCCTGAACCAGTTGAACCTCCTGGAGTTCCTGCTCCACCATTATTTCCTTGTGAAGGAGATGTACTTGGAGTGTTACCAGAACCAGCAGTTGTTGCTTGTGCTACTCCACCCCCTCCTGAACCTCCTGAAGTTGCTGATGCGTTAGGTGAGTTTGTTCCTCCTCCACCGCCACCATTAGATGTTATTGTTGTTAATCCTGAACCTGAAATAGAAGAATTACTACCAGTTGAACCAGGAGCACCAGACCTATCACCACCTCCAGCACCACCATTTCCAACTGTTACTGTAATTACTGTTCCAACAATTGTTGATTGAGTTGATGTTCTATATCCTCCAGCACCACCTCCACCACCAGCATAAGTGCCTCCACCTCCGCCACCACCAGCTATAACTAAATAATCTACTGAATAAACATTACCTGCAGTACCAGCATTAACCCAACCACCAGCAGTATTATAAATCTCTAATTGACCTGTAGTCGTGTTATACCCCTGTTGTCCATTGCTAGGGCTTGCAGGTCTACCAGCAGTAGTCCATGTAGCATTAGTTATGCCATTTGTTCCAGAGATGACAACAGGCATTATACTGTTCCTTGTAAATCTTGAATTTGTTTTTGAATTTCATTTAGTTTAATCATGAGTTCTTCTACCGTAGGCGTTGCAATAACAATAGGGGCAGGTTCTACAAAAGTAACTGGAGCATCTTCGTGTTCTGTTACTTCACCTGTTAATACGTTAATTTCTGTTCTCATAGTTTACTCATAAAGAATGTTAATTGAACCAGCGTCAAAGGTATCTGTGCCGTTTACTGTGGTGATGCGGATACGGTCAAGAGTTGCTGATAATTCTTTTGTTCCAGCAGTATGAGTTGTTACTGTAGAATTAGACATTGCAGTAACTCCAGAGCAAACCCAAATATTTCCACTTAAATTTGATATAGTAATACTACCTTGTATTAAATCTCCTGCACCAAAAGCATTTCTAATGCCAAAACCAGTAGTAAATGAATCACATCCAGCAGCACCGCCTACAACTTGAGATGAATTTCCTAAATAACCTGTGGCTTCAATACCACCGCTATCACCTAATTGAATTAATCTTGGTGAACTACTGTTTGTACTAACACCATTAAACATTACAGTAATTCTTTTAACCCATGAAGGAATGCTAGTAAAGTCAATACTTGTACCGCTTGTAGATGCTACTGCTGTGCCTGCTGTTAATACACCTACTCCTGTAGGAGTTCCTGCAATGACTGGGCTTGTTAAGGTTTTATTTGTTAATGTATCTGTTGTTGTTTTACCTACTAGCGTATCTGTTGTAGTAGGCAATGTTAGCGTAGTTGTACCTGATACTGCTGGAGACTCTAGTGTGACTGAACCTGAAGTAGAACCGTTAAGTATTAGTTTAGCCATTATTTAACTTCCAATGCTTTTAATTCTTCTACTGTATTTGCTGTATCTACCAATGTAGTAATATCACGAAGTCTTTGCTTTTCTGCAACTATAGCAGATGTGTCTGCGTTAGACTCTAAAGCACGTTGAAAAGCAATATCTTGAGCTAATAGTAATGGTTCACGTTCTTGACGTAACCTATCTTTAGTAATGTCTTTAGCTTTGTTTATGTCAATAATTATTGCCATGTCCATGCGTTCCTAAATGTTCTATCTGTTGGTATTTCAGATACATCTACAATATGATATGCTTTACCTTGTGGTACATCTTTAGCAGCAATTTCTTCTATAGTTAAACCGCAGTCTGCTGGAACAATAATGTTTATTCCGCCTTCGTCATTTTTATATACTATTCTTTTGTCCATAATTTTTCCTTATCTAACTACTATTGCATAAATTTCTGCCATATCAACATCCGTTTCTGAGTTAGTATCAAACACTAGCAAGTCAAATCCGTCAGTAGCGTTAGGATAAAGGCTGTATGTATTTACACCTAGTTTATTGCCACTTCCTGAAGTAAACCTAGCAGTTGCTGTAACAGCAAAATTTGCATCAGGTAGCGCAGTTGTAAGATTAACCCTATAACTACCAGTTCCCCTATCAGTAATGCTTGAAACATTACCACTAGCACGAATAGCTACTGTACCTGTTCCGTTAAAGTTTACCCAAGCACGACATCCGTATGCAACTGCTACTGAACCATATCCAGAGTTAAATTTAAAATTAGCAGATGAATCAAATTGACCACATGCAGTACCGCCTTCAGCAAAGTCTATAGTATCAGCCGCAGAGAAAAATATACCTGTATTAGTATCACCTGTTGTAGTAATAGCTGGAGCTGCTGCTGTGCCTGCTACAAAGGCTGCTCGTTGTGATGTATCTATAGTTAAGGCTGTAGTACCGCTATTAGTTTGTAATACTAATGAGCCACTATTATCAGGCTGTATAACAACACCATTGGTTGTAGTTGCATTTATAATTGTACTCATACTATCACCCATCTTGACGTACTTGGAACTGTAACTGTAACGCCGCCTGAAAGAGTAACATCACCAGCTTCTACAGAGTTATATCCTGTAGGGAATGTATAAGATGTACCTATAGTAGCGTTATTAACATTAAGTCCGTTAGACGCAGCAAACTGTGGAGCATAAGCATCACCATTAGCATCTTGGTATGTAGCTTTTTCAGCAGGATAAGTGACAAATACGTTTTTTGTACCTGCACTAAAGTTTACTGCTGTGCCACCATTGCTAGACTCTAGTATGGTAGTACGAGATAAAGTAGTACCTGAAGATGTATAAGTGCCTAGACCTACTTCCCATTCTGTGCCACCTACAATAGCATAGTAAGTAGTATTACCATCACCTATTGCAGAGAATGATTGGAAGCCAGATACTGCACCAGCAAGCGTAAACGTACCTGTGCCTGTGGTGGTAGAAGTTTCCTGTACCCTATCCTTTACGACTAAAGGCATGAATTATCCTTAAGCTAATGTAACTGAAAGATTGCCTGTTGAAATCTTAAAGATGTCACCAGTATCAATTGTTTTAGCTGTATCTAATGCTGTATGATATAAAAGGTTACCTGCTGTTGCTGCATCATTAATACCAATCCAACCTACTGTTCCCCATGAAGCTGTTGCTGTTGGGAAAGTTACGTCAGCATCATTTAATACGTTACCTGATGTACCTGAAGCTGTTGCAAAAGATACTGCTGTTCTAGCATAGCCTGTACCCATTGTGCTAACTTCTGTACCTGAAGCATCATCATTAGGGTTTGAAGTCCATAGTGATACATAGACTGTTGCTGGTGCTGTGTATGTCGTTGCGTTTAGAGTTGCATTTAAAAGTGCGTTCTCTAAAAAGTTACTCATTTCTGCCATGATTTTTCCTTTATCTTGGTGTTACGTTTAATGTTGTGTATGCGTATGTTGAGCCTAAATCGCTTTTCTTAATATTAGCAATAGCTCTATCGTATAATGCTGACCATGTTGCTACTCTTGGGTCATTCATAAGATACGGTTCTGCTTCTGCCAATGTTGCGTAAAGTAAAGCGTCTGGGTAGTATGCTAAGAACAAGTTACTAGAAGTTGTAGTAGAAATAAATGTTGGTTGAGCATAGTATAAAATTTGAATTGTATAATCTGTATCTTGAGTAGGTGCAAACTGAAACTCTGTACCTAACATTGTAAAATAATGTGAACGACCTGATAATGTTGTTTGACCATTACGGAAAAACAAGTCAGGTGTTTGGAACTCTAACAGAATAGGTGGGTTACCCTGAAAGTGCATCTCTCTTAACTCTAAGAAGTCAGTAGGAAATGCTACCTTGCTATCTGTAGGAGTAGTTGTTGCTACTTTTAACATAGATTCTGTTCTTAAGTCACGACTCATTCTTAAC